ATTAATTGCATTATATATCTTAATATCAATGGATTCCTCTACGGTTCCGTAATTTAAATTTGGAGCAGTATTTTGAGTATCTACAGTTGTATATAAACATTGATTAAATGCTAAAATATTAACCCTTGAAGTTATTGTTGGTTCTGGATAAAATTTCAGTATAAAATTATCACCAGAATATTCCCCACCGAAAGTTCCAATTCCATTCGTACTTACGCCAGAAAGGAAGGGTGATTGTTGAACATAAATGTTAGTTTCGTCTTGTACTAACATAATTTGGTGAAGAGCACTTGTTGATCCAACACTGACTTCTACTAGAGATTTAACGGCATTGAAATTAAATTTATCAAGTGATATAATAGTCGATGATGAAGAAACTGTAGATGAATAGGTTGATTGATATACTGCACTTCTCTCATTTCCTGGAATTTGACCAGGAGATATAAATCTATATGCACCAGTACCTATAGATGTTGTACCAAACCCAACAATCTTCGACCTAACATTTACAGGATTTGATGAATTATTAATATAGTTTAGTGATAAAATTCCAGAAGGTGAAACACTTGCCGTGAATATTCCTATATTATTTTCGGAATAATAATTGCTTGAAAATTCAGAATCAAAGTAATATTCTGAGATATAAGTATTCTCTACTCCATCATAAGTCAAATAAACTTCTGCAAAGTTCATTTGATTCGTTACTGAATCAATAATCTGAATATTTGAATATAGTGAAGAAACTTTATTTGATTCTACTGATATAATTGAAGTTTGTATTCCGGTTACTGCAGTTCTATTGGAACCAGTTAGATTTATGAATCCCACCGAAGTTGTTCCAATTCCTGGTAAAGTAGAATTAAAGTTACTATTGATTAATTTAACATCATAATCAATATCGAATGGATTCTTAGGAATAAATCTTAAGTAATTAGTATCATCCGCTTCATCTTCAATTAATACAAATTCTCCTAGGGGTTCTCCAGAAATATGTGCAAGTCCTACTCCAGTATTAACTAGATTTGATTTTTCTGCCAAAAATGAATTACTTCCATCATTCAATAAAACTAATTCTGTTAATTGAATTTCTGTATTATTCAGATTAGAAACTCTAACTAATATATTATCATAGGATACCCCAGAATTTAATTCCAGTAAATTAATAAATTCACTTGGATTTCCATCAGCATCTGAAAATTGACGATTTATATCATCTATCTTTAGAACTACATTACTTATACACTCAATGTAATCGGTTAATTTTTTATTTTTTAGTTTTAAGAACTTTGAAGAATTTCCAACTACATCAATATCTTTTACTAAATCGAAATCGTAAATTGTATCTACTCGACTTTCTTCTATTATATCATAAAGTATGGTTGTGACATTCTCTGAATTTATAACACCAAAGTCTGTAGTCGATGTAATTCCAGTATCTGCAAAATTCTTTAATCCACTTGGATGAAGTAAACTATTGACTGGTGTTCTTAATTCTTGATATGTAATTGGACTCTTCACAGTATATGAAAGATTTTGATAATAATCATTATCAGGAATAACTTGATTATCTTGATCTAATTTACCAATATCATTAGACCACCCAATATTCTTTCCAACTGAATAGTCAATCTTGAATCTACCAGTACCAGATTCAATTTTGTCTATTGTTGCAATATTTCCAGATTCTTTTCCTATAATAATTTCACCAATAGACAGTTCATAGGTTCCAGACACTTTAATGAATGAATTTTCATATGAAGAAATTTTTAAGTCTCTTTCAATACTATTTGAAATGAGTTTTTCACCAACAATAAACTGAGATGGAATTTGAGTAACTGTAAATTGTGGATAATCAGATCTTTTTATAATATTTCCAACAGAATCTTGAATTGTTTTTGCTATACCAGTATTTGTGGTTAACTCGGAAATATCGATTGTTACTGAATCAAGAACACCTGTAGTATTAATGCTATCAATCGTGAAGAATTTATATCCATAGTCTTTGGAATTAAATCCAGTTCCTTCAGTACTAAATTCTTGAATTCCTTCTACAAATACTTCATCACCAACACTGAAAGGATATGGTACAAAGGTAGAAAATCCAATTGTTGGAGTTGTTATAAAGCAAGTGAAAATTCCAGTTGAACTAGACACAACTCTTTGAATACTAATTCCGTTAGTATTATTAGTTGTAAATAATTGTACTGATGTTTCTGGAAGACCCTTTGGTTGTTTTACAATACTTACAGAATTGATAGAATTTCCTGATAGTTTTGTTTCCAATATTCCACTATCAATTTCTTCCCCAGTATCAGAATTTACAATTACTATAAATGGAGCATCAGTATATCCATTTCCGCCACTAGTAACTGTGATTATACCAATTGTATTTGAATTTTTAATTGTGATTAGTGGAGATATAGATGCAGTTGGTTGTAGAGTTTTATCCGAAGAATATTGAAATCCTTCATTAACAATTCGAACTTCCTTTGCATTACCTATAGATTTCGATTTTGGAGTTATGTAAGCATCTCTTCCACTTATAGAATTAGATCCTATGAATGTTGGAAGTTTTTTATACCCAGAACCACCAGAAACAATATTAATTTTATGAATAGGTCCATTTTCCGATAGTGAGGTTGTGGTATATTGTAGTTTATCGCACTCACTTTGAATATACGTTAATTTTTCGGGTTTTTTGGATAGGGAAATTGTAAATGTAGTCTCTCCTATACCAGAAATTGCATAATTGGAATTATATACACTATTCATGAATAATATTTCAGAATAATTATTCACTTCTGTGTCGGAAGTACTAATGTATCCAGATTTTTCCAAATTGTAGTATAATTTGGTGGGTAGACTTTCACTATAATTGACTGTTAAAGACGAATTAGTAGAAACTCCAATGGTTCCAATACCGGATAATGTGAACAAATTGGAGGAAGGAGTTGAAATAAACTCATTATTATAATTTTGATCATAATAGAGTTTAAATTTATATCCAACTAAAGAATTATCCGACAAATCAAATACAAGGTTATTATTTTTAATCGATTCGATTTGGGGATTTATTAATGAAATACTTTGACTTGATCCACCAGTGCTAGCAATACTTACAGTTGTTGGTGGAATAGTTTTAGAATCTACATATGTTTCCGAAAGTTTTATTGTATTGTCATTAACTCGATAAACATAGTAAAATCCAGTTGATAGTCCAGATGCAACTACATTGGATACATATAGAATCTTATCTCCAGTTTTTAAGTTGTGTGAATTAATTGAAATTGTATTTGTTGTTGTATTGATTCCGGTCGAATTAAAACCAATTGGATTAACTATAATATTACCAGTTTTCAAATCCCTTTTTACTCTAACTGCCACAGAAGTTCCAATACCAACAGAAAGATTTGGTTCTATACTTAAACTAATCACATCAGAATTAGAAAGTTCGTGAGAAGTTGATACTGAAACTGTAGATTTGACTTGTTCAACCTTCCCGACTATTTGTGAGTATGTACTTTCAAATGAATACTTATCACTGTCATCACCATTAGTAATGAAGAATACTTCGGAAGAATTAAGAGTAGTTTTTATTCCGATTGTATTGATATTTTTATTAGTTACATATACATTTTGGGGTAAATCAAATGTACCCGTACTTAGTGAAGTTGAAATTGATATTGGACTATTACCATTTATTACAAATATTACTTGCTGATTATTCTTAAACGGATGATTCTCAATATAAATCCCCTGAGTTGGGATATTTCTAGTAATACTAGAATCGCCAAATTCGAATGTTATATTGTTTGTAATTCCGGGTGTAGTTCCCAATCCAACAGATTGCTTTGGATTGAAAAATACTTTATCATTTACATTGGATTCAAAATAATCTATTTTTTGTGAAATGGTAAATGAATCGGGAATAAAGTTTATTTGTGTAGTTGCAGTATGAGATACCCCAGTAGATCCTCTTTCTACTTTAAGTATATTGAGATTTTTATATACTTCTAATACTGATAATGTTTCACTGCCTATTATAATACTACTTCCTACAGATACTTTTGTTGGAAGTTGTGTAATATAAATCTCAGTTGTCAATCCTGATGTTGATACTGGAATATCCTTAAGAACATTCGAATAATATGAAGATACTCCAATTTTATATGAATTATTCAACTTGGATAAATTAGTTGAAAATCCAGAAATCACAACAAAATCATTATTGGATAAATTGTGATATGGTTTAATGGTAACTTCTACCTGTCCTCCATTTTTATAGGTAAAAATAGAATTTTCATAAGTTTCTATAGAGGTGTCTATTTTTACAATATCCTTTCCTTCTATTGAAGATACTCTCGCAATTAATCCACCCCCAGAAGTATTACCATCATCAAAATTTAAAATATCATTAACTTTATAATTAGATCCAGAATTAATAATATCGAAATCATTTACAAATCCCTCAGATATCGACTCAACAATCGATTCTTGATTTGTATTCTCATTAGTCTCCACTATAAAATCATTCTTCGCATAATCATCAGAAACTTTATAAGGTAGAGTATTTCTAAGTAAATTCGAGTTATTAAAATCAAATGTTTGATTTAAGGTAGAGTTTTCTTTTAGGGTATTAGATCTATACTTATTACCTATAAAATATGGAAATTCTGGCGATAATAAAAGATTTAGAGTTGCAAAATATGCGTATACTCCATTTGGAAATTCTGGAGTTTTTCCGAATCTTCCATTATTTTCATCCAAGTCTCCTGAATTTGTATACTGATAATCCTCAACAAAAAATCCTGATGTAAATGGTGGTCTATCAATAACATTAGAATCATTTAATGTGTATCCAGATTCTAACAATTTGGGGACAGAGTTTGAATTTTGAGAATCTGAGTATCCATATGGTCCATATATTGGATTTCCATCATATGCCCATCCGATGATATTGGATACTTGAGACCCACTGTCTCCAAATGAACTTCTTAAGTTTTGGAAATATCCACAAACAGAATACTGTAATTTATTTTCAGATTCTATTAAAGTTTCATCACCAAACTTTACATTATTATTAACAGTTAAAGACCTGATACTAGGGTCTAAAATTGCATTAGAACCTGAAGGGTTTACTTTGATTATTGTTGAGGTACTTGAGTATCCAATTCCTGGATTTATTATCTTAACATCTGTTATTTTTTGATTAGTGATAATCGCTCTCAAATCTGCTCCAGATCCACTTCCAGTTAAATCCGTTATGATTAAATTTGGAGTTGAATAATACTCAACTCCACCATATTGAATATTTACAGCATTAATTTGACCATTAATAACAATTGGTTTTAATTTTGCCTCGCTTCCAGTTTTTATTGATATTAATGGTTTCTTTTGAAAATTTAAAATGGTAGACCCATATCCAGTTCCACTTTCATACACATAAGCATCTATAATATTACCTTTAACAACAGGAGTTGCCACAAGAGATTGAATCTGTTGACTTGTAGTACCAAATCCAACTGGGGTATATTGTATGAAAACTGAAATATCTGGATAACTGAAATATTGATATCCAGATCCGATAGAAGAAAATTTGATATAATTTTTTCTATTATAGTTTGATATGTCAGTTCCACCAATTCCAGCATCACAAAGTCTAAAAGAATTATCATCATTTTTCAATACATAATATTGGGATGATGTTGAAATTCCAATTGTAGATGTTTGATATTGATAAGTTATAAGTTCTCCATCCTTAAATCCATGATTTTTGAAATTAATGGTATTGTTAAATGTAGATATTCCTACTGAAGAGACAATTAATTTTCTATTCGTGTATTCATTACCACCATTTAATATTTTAATCTCTGATATTGTGTTTTTAAATGATGCAGTAGAAAATTTATGAATTCCTGCAGTATTAGATCCATTAAAAGATACTGTATTGATTCCGGATAAGTAATCTAAGTTAGTCTGAAAGAGTCTTATAGTTCTATTATTATCAATCTTAGAATAATATGAAGCATTATTGATCAAAGTTAAATTTGTAGTACCAATACCAATTGGAGAATTTCCATTAGAGTTGTAAACTACCAATTCCCCATTACTTAAATTATGATCTGTTAAAAATAGTAATTGACTTGTAGTTGAACTGATTCCTCCGGAATTGGTAGTCAATCTTCCATCAAATAAAATATCTCTCTTTCTCTTTGTGATAATAGGTTCTAGCACACAACCAGATCCATTACCACCTGTTATACCAATAGATACGATTGTATTGATATCATAATCTTGAGAATCGATATAGACCTTTTCAACTGACCCACTAACAACTGGTTGAACTAAAGCAGTAGATCCAGTTCCTGTAGAAACTTCTATTAGTGGAGGATTAATTACATCATATCCAATTCCACCGCTCAATACACTAATAGACTCTAAGGGACCATAATATACTTTATCATTAGATTTGTAATTTTCAATTTCTACACCATTGATTAACATTCCAATTGAACCTGGAAGTGTTAGTTCTCCGTTTCCAGTATCAATACTTTCAGATAATGGAAACTTTTTAAATAATTTTTGAGCGCCAATGATAGAAGATTTTTGAGAGTATAATGTAAATTTATGAGTTTGATTAACAAAATCAGAATTGGAAAATGTTAAAAAACTATCAGTTCCAACAAATGATAATGCCGAGTATAGTCTTATTTTATTGGAAGGATCCAGAACTTGTACATAATAATCTCCAGTGTCCAATCCAACAATAGGAGTTCCTGAAGGTTGATAGTAAATTCTATCTCCAGTAATAAATGGAACCGAATTTTGAAATACTATACTGGTGTAATTTCCATCTATTACATCAGCAGTTCCTACTCCTACAGAGGTTTTAATATCTTTTGTTATTTTATATGTAAAATTTCCATCATATTCAACTCTACCCGAGGGTAATGAGTTGGAGGCTACGTATGCATACTCATTGCCATCGGTATATAAATTTTGAACATCTGATAAAATGACATTATTTCCAAATTCTATTGGAACTACCGTGCTATTTGCAGTATTAAGTTTTCTTCTTAGGTCATACTGCACTCCACTTTCTGCAGAAAACCCCGAATCATCTATAATAACTCTATTTTCTGAAAATACAATACTAGAAATATATGCACCAGATGAAGACACTACATTATTAGTATCTCTTTCTAAAATTTCTACTTGATCTCCAATTTTTAGACTGGATCTATCGATAGTACTCTTAAGAGTATAGTTATTGATATTTTCTATTTCATATCTAGATCCTGTATTGTATATCCACGAATTTGCAAAAATTTCTTTATATGTTTTATTCTGTGGAGGATTTTGAATCAAATCTCCAATATTTTTAACCGAGATAATTTGACCCTCCTCCAAATTCAAAGTATCTGATACCTGAACGAATTCGGATAAAACCCCAGTGAGTCTCAACTCAACCTTTTTGTTCAGGTCTCCATTTTCATATCCAAAATAAATTTCATCAGATCTTATATCATCTGTTGATGAAATTTGTGTCGTAATTCCGGTACATCCAAAAAACTGATTAATACTTTTACTAGTATATGTAATTATATTGTTTCCTGATATAATGGTTCCTTGTTCTGGAAATCCAATTGTAGAATCTACAGAAATTACTGACGATCCAACTGAGACATTCTTTAGAGTTTTTGTATTTGGAGTAATTGTAAAATTCCCAAGAACAGCAGAAACCTCTTCATAACCAATAAAAAGTGAAATCTTAAAGTATTGTATATTATTTCTGGTAAACGGTTCTATTTCAGAAATTGATGCACTAGTATTCTCATCATTAAATTTCTGAATTGTTTGTCCGACTAATTTAGAAGGATCTCCAGAAATTCTTTCTGCAATTACAATTTCTCTTCTTATGAATTCTGCCGAAGATGGTTTAATTAAAAACTCTTCTAAATTTACTACTTGAGGAGTTACACCATATAAAACATTAAATAAAATTCTAAATGATTCGTCAGTTCCTTTTGCCTGATAAAAGGATCTTGCTTCTTTTATAAAATTTCCAACATTTAAATTTGATACAAAATCAACTTCTTCCAGACCAGGAGTAAAAGTATATTTTAATTTTTTATAAAACTCCTTTAAGAATAGAGAACTTAGATTTTGTACAGAAGATCCGGTATTATGAAATGCTGATATTGATTCTGAGAATACTAACTCTTCTTGATTCAAATTTGAATGATAATTAGTAACACCACTAAATCCACGAATACATCCCGTAAATGTATTTGTTGTTATTCCAGTATATGTAATAATTTCATCATCAATCTTCAATAATCCATAAGTTTGAGGAAATCCTTTAGTTGAAGTAACCGTTACAATTCCGGCAGAAGATGAAATATTAGTAGATAGTTCGGTGAATCCTACAATAACTTCTGGAGTTAAATTATCTAACTTCAGATATTGATCTAAATTTTCTGCAATATCAATTGGACCACCTTGATATTCCTGAGAAATATAATATTGCTTTAAAAATTCTGCCGTATTTGGACTCTCATCCAAAATAAAGTTTGGAAGTTGATTTTCAATAACTTGCTGAACCTTAACCCTAGATTCGAACCCAGTCTGTATCATATTATACTCTTATTAGATTCCCGTTTGAATAACTTGAAGTGTAATAGTCTTTGGCAAATACTGTACCAGATATTTCATCACCAGAAGCAATTACATCTCTTACCATATTTATTGTGCTTTTTTCAATGCTAAAATTCAAATATAAATCTTTTAGTCCTAGAACATCATTAGATTCTGGGAACGCCTGTATTTCAATAGTATTATTCTCTTTGGTGGTTGAAATAATTTTTATGGTTCCTAATTTAATTTCGCCTTTCATATAGTCCACTGTTCCGGCAGATTTTGCAACTATTCTTGTGGTGCCGTCACTCAGGGGTTTTACCACTGATATTATTCCGGTTTTTCCATCAGAATTAGGTACATCTGTTAGGTATACGGTATCTGGATCTGCAGAAATTTTAAATCCGGTACTTTTGATATTAAAACCACCACTATTAATATGAAATTTATTTCCAAAACATAATTCATATTGAGCAAACTGATTTATCAGTGCCTTCAAATCTCTTCTAATTTTAATCTTGGTGATATTGGAAGTTATTGAAGTATCGGTATTATCAATTATTTGAAGAACCTTACTATACTTAAATCTTCCACCAAATGAATTAAGATCCACAGATTTTGAGTATTCCGTAAGTGAATTTATTACTTTTGTTTTTAATGATTCTACTGCAGACACTTGAGAATAGTTATAATAAATTGATGAATCAATTTCTACATAAAGTATTTTAAGATCGATTATTTTTTGATTAATTCCTGAAATGCTATATTGTCTTAGTTTATTTTTAATTTGTTGTTTATTAAAATCTGAAACAAAAGTTCCATTTTTTGGTTTAATACTTATTGATACTGTACCAAATTCTGGAGGATCTAATTCTTCACCACCAATAACCGCAACTGATTCGGTATCAGGGTATATTTTTTTTATAATTGCCTCATAATCTCTTGGTGTTACTGCTCTATATTGAGAAGAATAGATTCTTGGGGCAAAATATTTGACAGAATCTATAGATTCTATCTCAGAACCATTTTGAGATGACTGATTTGTTATTACCGAAACTGAACCAGTTTGAATATTCGGAGTAATACTTCCCGCAAAAGAAAATGAAGATGCCCCATTACCCTCTTCACCATCGGTAACGATATAATTTACTGTGATTACCGCATTATTTTCTAATTTGGTTCCAATTAGACCATCACCAAAAAGTAATTCATATTTTTCATCCTGAACTTCTTGTAAAAGATAAATTTTTGATGTTGAATTTACCTCAAGAATATTATCAACAGAAGAATATTCAAATCCAAGACCACTATCATTAATACCCTTTACATAGACTGAAATCGTAGAAGTATCTATAAACGAATTATTCAATATAAATCTTTGATCTAAAGATCCATCCACCACAAATTGTTTCGTGAGAAAGGTTCCCTGATAGATATCAATATTATTAAAGGATGCAATTCCGTTCACCACATTTGATGATACATTGTCAGGAATTGAGAATGTATATGATGTATTATCAATGGACCCCACACACACCAAACCCGCCTTCAGGGTGACTATGGAAGTATCTGTGGTAGTAAACACATTAAAGGAAACCTGCGCCTTTGAGGACGTTCTGGAGCGAGGTACATAACCAATATTTCTTGCCAGTGAAACTACATTTTCACGAACAGTTGCAGAATCCAGAAAGGATTCATTCACAATCATATTCGAGTTGAATGCCGTAATATAGGTATTATATGCCAGAGTATCGATTAATACTGAAAAATTAGATCCCTCAAAGTCAAAATCCGTAAATGTGGAGTTGGCACGGAGATAATCTTTGATGGATGTCTTTATCTGATCGAAATCTAGATTTGTAAATTTAGTAAAAGGCATTTTATCTTGTTGCCTCTAATATGAATGAATACTCTTGAGTCGGAAATTCTTGACCTATAATATCAAAAATAATTGTTACATTAAATGTATTATCATCTGGAATAGGATCCACCTGAACTTCTACATTATTCACTCTAGGTTCAAAGTTATTAATTGAAATTTCAATTTGACTTTGTATTACTGATGCAGTACCAAAATCAACAAATTCAAATAAACTTCTTGTGATATCAGATCCTAATATTGAATTGAAGAATCTTTCGGTTGGAATAGTTTCTACAATATTTCTTACGGATCTACGAATCGCATTTTCATTCTTTAGTATCGGAAGATCCTTGGTTACTGGATGTGGTTCAAAGGATAAACTGATATCTTTGAATGATCGGGATATCCTTTGAATTGCCATTGAATGAAAGGTTTTTTATTTATTTATACTTACTTCCAGGCAGATCCATAATTGGGTTCTGTTCCATATGACCAATCATCATAGTCATCATCATTACGAATTTTTTCATGTAGTTCAACCTGCTTTTTCAGGTTATGTTTTGGTGCAACATCATAAACCACTTCTTGAATAATTCTTTTTTGATTTTCGTCTGATTCGAATAGCATTTTTAAACTCCTGTTTTACTTTTAAAACAGAACTTTTATAAAGGAGGTTTCTATCTCCTAATACTATTTAACGATTCACTTCACGAAGTCTAAAATTGTTGGAGTTTAAGTATTTTAATAATTCAATGGCAATTAATTTTGGATTTCCTTCACCACAAGTATAAACATCTATTGCAATGCATCCATTTTCAGGCCATGTATGACATGATATATGACTTTCTGAAAGTGCAATTACGATAGTACATCCCTGAGGAGAAAAACAATGTGAAAAAATATTCAATATGGTCATTTTTGCACGTTCAATTCCATGCACCATAGTTTCTTGAAGGGCAGTTTCATCATTTAAGAGATTGAATTTAACATCATACACTTCCAGAAGTAAATGCCTACCCATTGAATACTGTTCCAATTAAATTTATGCCAAAAATTTATTTAGTTTTGTTCTAAATTAGTAACTTCGTACATATAATGATCGGATGTCTCAATTTTTATTTTATTTTCAACTGAATAAACAGTTAAATCTATTTCATAACCTGGATTTTTATGAATTCTATTCAATGTCCATGCATTATCATACCAAATTATTCTATTATTTGGATATGCATAATAATTTCCAGTCCTCATCTTAAACAAATGAGCACATTTATGTTCTGGGGTCTCGGAAAAATTAAAATCTGGAACTCCTTTATTCTCCCATGACCAATCCAGAGTGAACATATAGGTTCCAATTACTCGTTTTCCATCTGGTCGAATTAATTCTGCATCCAAATTTGCAAGTCGAGCACGTCTCTGAACATCAATGTAGGGAGAAAAACAATCCCAATACATAATATCTTCTAGGGGTTCAATTTCTGCATCTGGCCTCCAACAAAATGCATGAAGTGGTCTTCTTGTCCAGTTTACACCATTCTCAAGAAATGCCTCAAAGAGAGGAATTCTTTTTTCTATACTTGCAACACAATGTACATCACATTTTGTGACTTCTCCGTGTCCTTTCTTATGATTGAATAAAAATTCATTACGAATATAGCAAGACCAATCTGGAAGACTGTGATTTAAGTAAGCCAATCTATTTCCTCAGGTTCATATGTGTTTAGTAATTCTTCATCTTTTACAATATTTCTTGTGGCATACCAAAGTCTATTCGCATAGTCGTATTTTACATTTTCATTTTCGGTAGAATGATTGATATAGTATGCACCATAAGTTTTATTTAAATCACAATCAATCCAAAATCCTTCTTGATCATTAAGAGTAATAGATTTGATTATTTTATGTGTATTTTCTGGAATCGAATTCCATAAAACTTTAATTTCTTTTTTTGATTTAAATATAATGGTTTTCTTTGGAATATTCACTAAAGAAAAAACACCCACTCCACCACAGACTTTACTGGGTGCGAGATAGGTGTAAATTGTTAAATCAGGAGTCATCCCTTACCCTGACCTCTATATTTTTTACGAGATTTATTGCTAGGAGATGATGCGTACTTTGTATTCTTTCCCATTCCCTGTCTGGTTTTCTTTGGGTGGGATTCAATCACACCACCACTTGATGATTTTTTAATTGCCATTAGTTTTCTCCTATAATTTCAGTTTCAATTTCATTTGGATTTGGAGAACCCGTCTGATAAAATTGTTCCGACAGATCCTCCATAGTATTAAAGTATTCTTCTTCTGTAAGATTGGAATAAATTTTACGACCCTTACAGATTATATTGTATACTTGTTTCATGTTAATTCTAAAACTCCTATAACATTTTTATGCTTTTTTAATCTACCTTTAGATATTGCAACTAATTTAGTCGCAGCATAATTATTTTCTCTAGAAAATTTGCTCATGTTTTCTATCTGAATTTTAGATCCACATTCAAATTTAATTTCATATTTTTTAGGATAAGTGCCCCATTTTCCCATAGATTGTGCTTTTCTTACATTATCACCTCTTGTTATCCATTGTAAATTTGATGGGTTATTATTTAATTTATTTCCATCAATATGATCAATGCATTCGAGATTATTCGGATTGGGAATTATGGTTTCTGCAATTAGGCGATGCAAAAATAATTGTTTTTTTCCATTCTCCCCATTATTTAAATCTATTCTCAAATATCCATGGCGACTAATTCTTTGAGACAATTTTCTTCTCTTATTATCAATAATAATAGATGGTCTAGATTCTCCTTTAGAAGGTTTACCTTTATCAAATCCCCAAGAACTATAAACATTAATTTCATTTTCAGTAATATGAAGATAGTATCCAGACCATCCTTTTATTTCGTACTCCATAACTTACAGGATACGAGTTTTTTCATGGCCGACTCGAATACGAGGATCACACCAAATCTCAAATCCTGCTTCTTTTGCATCTAAACAGAATGATACATCTTCTCCGCACATATCCTGAACTTCTCCGGATTCAAAGACTTGCATCTTTGGTGCAAACCAGGGATATGTCATCTCCGAGTGCTCGAAGACACCTTTCTTAATGAGTAACCAGCCAAATCCGGCATAATCAACTGTAAATGGTTTACGACGCTTAGAGATACTCTCCACGGTCTCATGATTCATGACTCCACCATTATTGCGGAAATCATCCTCTTCCATCCAGTGTGCCACCGAGGTTGTATGTCCATCTTCGGTTGCATACCAGCCTGAGGCAATGTCTCTGTCCATGAGAACCAATTGCCAGAACTTTTCACTGTTAAAGACAATATCAGAGTCAATCCAAAGCTGCCAATCATAATTCAGTTTTCCATCCCATGGAAGTTGATTCGGACCTCTGAGAACATTTGCTCCTAGACATTTGCATCTGGCAAAGTTTACCATGGATGAGTAGTCTTGTGAGATTTGAATACTTGCTCCGGACTGAACAATATCAAAACAAAGTTGAACAAAACTTTTTAGATAGGTATAAGATACTCCTCTTCCTGGAAGACAAAAGACAATTGATTTGCCTTTTATCATTTCTTTTGCTAGATTATAGTCCCATTCTGGTTCTTTATTTGCTGCCACTGGGGCAGATGCTTTTACGGTAAAACCACGAGTCATAATTGTAAGTAGTTATTTTAAATATCATACATCATTATATAGAGATTGTCAATCATTATTATTTTCTGAAACTATCAAATCATTTCCATCAATTGATAGTCTGATTTGTGTATCCTCGTACCATTCTAGATCATTTGTCATCCATTCTGGTATTGTGATAAAATATTCTCCGGTAATTGGATCGACTTGTAGGAACTGAAAATTTTCCTCGGGATTTTTTTGCATGTGAAGGTATTATTGTTTCAATTTTTATATAGGGAGGGTTATATTTTGAGTCCATCTATTGTTTTCAGATAATTTTTTTCGGTATTCATCATCCCTTTCCCAAGAACTCATATTTTCAAATCTTGTCGTCCATCTTAAATTACTTTTAGAATTATTTTTTTTATTTCTATCAATATGATCCACTTCAGCATAATCTTCTGGATTTGGTATTAAAGTTTCTGCTATGAGGCGATGTGTATAATATTTGATCTGTTTGATAAATTTTCCATTTTCATCTTTTATTGAGATATTGACAGACATATACCTATCATTTATGTTTGTTCCTCCTCTTGGATGTTGACTTACTTCTCTTAAAATATCCTTTTTTCCGGTATACCTATTGAACTCTGTCCATACCTTTCCATCTTCGGAAACATAATACCCAGAATATTGAGTTTCTTTTATATTGGGTGGAATTTTTATGGGTTGATATTCAAGTTTCTTGATATTTGAATTGCATATTCTTTGCACTGTTCTTTTTGAGGATTTTGTTATTTTGCAAATATCATTAAAAGTACATCCAAATTCTCTAAGTTCTATTATCTGTGTTATTTTTTCTTGTGTGATCTTTTGGGGCATTATTTCTTGGTAAAAAATTTTGGTCTTATGTGGGGTATTATAACATATTTTACTACCAAAAAATTTTTAAAATGGTACTTGTTATATTGAGGTCGATCTGGTCCGACTATAGATTATGCTTATGGAACCTTATAATAACGCCCCATGGGGGCACGGGGGCATACCCATAAGGCGCGCTTAACTGTCCAAACACGAACGATCAGCATCACTAATATCAGAACCCCTTAACTGCCGCCGCACGAACGATCAGAAGTACTAATCACGAACGATTAGCGGCACTAAGTATAAACAACTGTCGCCGCACGAACGCATACATTAGGGGGCAGGCGCAATCCTGCCCCGATATACTCAACCTATCACGAATACGTGCTCTGGGTGATGCTCCTCACACCAATAGACTGCGGTTTGACCTATACTGGAAAGGTGAGAATTGAGGCGATAAACCTCATTCTCCGCCTGATCTTCCGTAAGGTGAGAATAGTGTACTCTCACAACATTGGCGACCTTAGAGTAGATTGCGAAAGTCATAATAGATTGGGAAAGTGTAAAGAATAGGGGTGAGAATGTCAGTAACTCAAAAACCTAATCGCTCCGACAGATATTCTTCAACCGCGTCAGGATCTAGAGGTTTGTTTACACTGTGACCAGCGAATCGCATCGCCCTAATTGTTGCCTCTTGAACAGATTCAATTACATTAGATACCTCCATTGTGACACCTTTGGCGATATTGGTAGCAGTTACGATGTAACCTTTACCATTAGGATTACACATAACAGCGGTAAAGTTGCGATCTTGATTGTAAAGAAACACGGTTAGATAGCGATGGAAAGTGTAAAGAATAGATGGGGGATTGTGAGTCCCCCCAAGTGTAACTTAGACGCCTAATTCTCCGAGTCTAAGTGTGATTTTATGGCAGGCAATTCTCTTGCCATTTAATCTAAAATCAGAGCGTAACTTGCCTTTCTGAGTGATGCTAACTGTGCAAGCAATAACAACATCATGCGGCGGATTGCACTCGCCAGCATAACCCTGGCAGTGGTATTCTGCCTCACCGATAGGATCAACGTCCCGCTTTAATTTAGAATAAAGCAAGTCAAGTGCGAACTGCTCAACATCACGAACCCTTTGAAAATTTTGATCGAAAGTAGAAAGCATGACAGGAAAGTATAGTGGGGAAAGTGTAGAGAATAGGGGTGAGAATGTCACCCCTAAGTATCAGCGGACTTGAATGAAGTTAGTTACACTGGAGATGGTAAACTCTCCAAGAGTTTCTAACTTTTTCTTTTCTGCCTTAAGTTCTAACTCTTGGCGGTTAATCTCACTGCCAAAGTCTTTGTTTTGGCGGTGGCAGAGTATAACTTTCTTTCGCTTAATCACGACCTCGCTGACATTATCAGCGATCATCTGATTCAATAACTCTAACTTAACAGCAGTGAATTGCTCAGAAAGTTTCTTAATCTTAGCGTCTAATTCAACAACTTTGGAAGCGTTAGTTTGCAGATCCATGGTGTAAAGAATTGAAAGGACAAAAATGTAACTTAGGCAAACTTAGAAAGTATAGAAAACGGCAACGGGTGACCAGTGAACCCGCGCGACCTGACCCGCGAAACGCTCCCGCGCTCCGCCCCGATGCCGTTCTTCGTTTTTCTAGGTTCAAGGTAACTGTATCAGGTCCGCCCCGATCCCACAACCCCTAAACGGTATCAACGGATACAAAATACCAAACTCGTCTGATTAGCAACGCTGATCGGTCAAACCTTGACGGATGGGCGGTCGGTATGGTTGGAATCTCAGCAGCAGCGGTAGCAACACCTAACCAGCAGCAGCAGTTAGCATAAACAACTCAGACCCCACTAAGTATAAAGAATAACAAACTCCAAAAGTATAAAAAATAACAAACTCCAAAAGTATAAAAAATTAGACAGGACTGAATGTAAGCAATAAACCACACCACGACCATTAAGTTACATTCAATCCTGTGTAATTCTCTATTCTTTATATCTTCTAATCTTAATCTATTGTATATTCTTTATATCTTCTAATCTTAATCTATTGTATATTCTTTATATCTTCTAATCTTATTTGATTGTTTATACTAACCTCGCAGGACTTCCGCACGATCTATAAAACTCTATCATGCGTTGCGCCTCATCTAGCGTTGTGAATGATTGTGTACGCCACTCACAATCACCATAAGGTATTTGATAGCGTACAGTGAATGTGTGTTGCATGATGTAATCTCGATGTGTTTGTGTGTGTTGCATGATGTAATCTCGTCGAGACTTATGTGTGTATCTCGTCGAGATTTAATAATGATGCTTTGACATTACGTTGTTAGGATCATTATACCAATCAGAATTCTCATAAGATTCTGTATTAGGATTGAATTCCAGTCTGAGCATAAGATCATCGGTTAATTCAATCATTCCAGTTTCAACTAACTGAATAAGTTCTTCGATATTAAGAAAGGTTTCCATGATAATTGAGAGGGAAGTGTAAAGAATAGATGGGGGATTGTGAGTCCCCTTAAGTATAAAGAATCAGAGGAGATTCAATGCCCAATAGTTAAACTCTCCGACATCTACTCTGTAACCTTCCATACAAGAATAGTCGGTAACAAACTGATCTGAGAGTTTAAGCAATTTGGCACAGATTTTTGCATAATCATAAGCAACTGTGCCATTCTTGGGGTCCATATAAGACTCTAAGACTTCTAGGTAGTCAATAGCAGTGGGGGCGGGCATCGGATCGGGTTGTGGTGAACTGAGAGAATCATAGCATGGATCGGGGACCGTTGCGGGTCCCCGGTGAGATTCATTCTGCCTCGTATCCGTCAAACCAGACGCCATCCTGACGTGTCTTAGGGTTGTGGCAGTGTGCCTGTGCCTGCTCAAGGGTCAGACCCCGATAGATGACTCGGGTTGCCTTGGTAACGTGGAAGCGGAGGATCTTGTAGGTCATTGGTCGGTGGTGGTGAACTGGGTTAATTGTAGCAGATCAGAGGCGACCAGTGTGACCCAGTGCCGCCCATTCTACGGAAGTCTTAACAATTCCGTTTCGGACCCATACGATCTGCTGAGTCTTAAGGTCGCTAGCGGGTGATAGGGTCATCGGTCGGTGGTGGTGAACTGATACCAGTATGGGGCACGACAGACCCCATGAAACTGGGGGGGTGTGACACCTTGAGAACTGTCCACTGGTGGGGGTTTATGGGGTGGTTTGGTGTTTATAATAAGTGAACAATCGGCACCAACGGCAGAAGGGTATCTGCCTGATCAATTCATCGCCACGGAACCTGCGATCAAATAATATAAAAAAAAGTATAAAGAAAGAGGGGCAACTTGTGCCCCCTTAAGTATAATCAGATCGCAAAATCGAAGGTTTGACGGTTACAATTAATCCGCCGAATTGAGTTAACATTGAATGAGCGCCATGCTGGTTCATTCTTCCGCGCTAGGTTAAAGTCCCGAACTCGAATAATGTCGGGATTCTTTACTGCTGTTCCAGTCCCTTTAATCTCATTGCGATCGCGGGGATTAAATGATATTTTGCGAATTGTGCCATCTTTTTTAATAAACTCAACAGTTATGATGGTTGATCCGGCAGACTGAAGAAAGGTCCGGATCGTTTCAGAGATTGCCATGATGGTGTGTGTGTGTGTGACTTGTTAATTGTAAGGGGTTCAATGGGGGATCAGAGACCCCCCTGTACCAGTTGTCAGACCGTCACAGCATGTTTCTTACTGTAACCTCCGAACTGATTGTTAACACGACGTAGATGAATCGCAGCGCCCCAGATAGATCCCTTGGGTTGCGTTCCATGAACTAATAGAGCAAACGGTTTATTACCAAAACAGTGTGAATCATCATGATCAACTTCTAGACCCAAAGCATCAGCGTCTGCATCATTCAAGCAGACTTTGCTATAACGAGAAAAGTAACCTTCATCAATCAAATAGTCAAACTTACCACCATAAGATGCGGTAAGGTAGAAGTTGGAAGGCAGAGGAAAGTGTAAAAATAGTTGAAGACTCTTTGAGTAGCAATAGAATTTAAGATCAGGATTGCGGTGAGCGACTTCAATCCAAGCATCCAAATATGCACCAGAGAAAAAGTCACCGCTCTCATGAATTCTTACCAGTTTGGTCTTTTTTGTGCGCTTAAATTGAATACTGTTGTGAATCAGATCAGCAGCAGAATTGTTGGCAATTGCATCAACAATCAGTTGCAGATTCTCTGCGCGATTGTTAAAAACTTTATCATATTGCACCTCGCTACTAGCAGCGAAGCACCTAAACTCAGTGTGCTTACCATCAACAATTGACCGTTTTCCATCATCATTAACAACTGCAAACGACTTGCAGAACATTGCACCGGGGCAAGTCTTACCGGCAGGAAGATTAAAAATTAGGGTGTCGTTGGATAGTTTGCCGTTGCCGTTGGAGAGGTGAAGCATGGCGGTCTGGTGTGTGTGACTTGTTAATTGTAAGGGGTTCAATGGGGGATCAGAGACCCCCCTGTGCCAGTTGTCAGATTGTCACTTCCAGAGTTTCTCAGCAGTCAAACGAGCAACTAGAACTTGTGCAAGTTTGCCGCAATGATCACACGCTTTTGCATACTTAATTTCAGAACGCAAAGAGTACTGCTCAGGATTCTTATAACCACCAAACTTGTAGCGGTAGACTGCACTTACAACCTTCAGAAGTTGACGCTTTTGTAGATCACCTTTTGCCAATCGGTACATTGAAATGAAATACCGAAAATCATTGATTGCACGGGAACGTTGTAACTTAGTGACAATCTTAGTTGCGTTTTCAGCACCAAAGTAGGGTGTCAATTCTACCATCAAAAAGGCATTGAATGGTGCCAATTCTGCCGGTTCATTGTTAACAACCGGAGCAACTGGTTGTGTAGGAGTGTTAGAAATCATGCCCAACATTTGAGCAAGTTCTAACATTGTGCCTTCAACTTGGTTGCCGTTGATAACAAGTTGGATGGTAGTCATCGGTATGGAGTGGTGGTAGGCGGCAGTGGTGCGCCGTTGAATGAATGATGACACACCAGAACCGACCAGATCCATAGACCTTGTGCCAGTGATCAAACTGGTTTTTGGTGGCAGTTTTGGGGTGGTTTGGTGATATCCTAAGAGGACAACCAGCACCAACGGGAGAAAGGTATCTCTACTGAACAATACATCGGTACTCCTCCTGCCATAAAATAATTATAACAATATATTAAAAAAATGGATCAGGCACCACCCTGACCCACATCATACACTCACCTATGCTATAATCAGTATCTGTTTTCTTACGCGCAGGGTGACTTTAACATTCAGCGACGGCAAAACCCCTTCCGTCTGTATCTTACAATTCTACCATCCAGTCCGGGTCTTTGTCAAGCATCACCCAAAAGTGATTCTTACCATTCTCAGACGTGAGAAACACTCGATTACCCTTGTGTTGCTCTATAATACATTGCCCGTCATTGCACATAAGGTTGGCAAAGCGATTCTTTGCCTTACGCGAGATTGGTGTGACGATTGCGTTATTCATAATCTCGATGTGTGAATATGTGTGTGTCTCGTCGAGATTGTGTGCGTGTGACTGTCACATCTCGACGAGATTGTAGTCTCGACTAGATTTTTATCAGTATTGAATGATAGGGTGGTCTACATCTAGAACATCTTGTGCATCAGTTGCAAATACAAACTCTACACCTTTTTGGTAATACTCATCTTGCCCCCAACAATCCCAAATACAAACATCCTGATTGAGTTGTTCTTCGTTGAGTTTTTGAAGTTCGGCAAGAAGTTCTTTGTAAGTCATTTCCTTAGAGGAGAATTAAAATAACGGGTGAATGCAGTAACAATAATGATACCAGTGGAGATGATGCCAACCAGTCCTAAAATTGTTGTACCATCTCCAGTGAAATTGTAAGTGTCAATCATTCTTCGTCAAAGATAGTGTGAATTTTGTTACGAATGTCATAAACAGTTTCAGAGTTTTCATCATCATCATCCAGACCATGACGACCAACAAGATCGTATATCATATCCCATTCTTCAGATGTAAAGAAATCTTTGATCTGGTCTGCTGTGTCGTTCATGAGGTGTTGGTGATTGACTTGTTTATTATAGAGGCACTCTAGGGTGTTCTAGGTGCCTTATGTGCCACTTATCAGACTGTCACAAGGTGACTGTAATCTGGAGCACCTTGTCTCTTTACAATGACTTCCTCACCACCATAAGTTTCTCCCCAGACTTCATCATCTTCACCTTCCCATATAATGTAACCTTTGGAAAGTGTAGAGATTGCCTCCAAAAAGAGATTCTCCTGACCAGTCTTGGAATCATAACCATCAATATGAAGATTTCCATCTTCATCAGTTGAAGTATAGAAACCTAATTGTTGCAGAATCTCTTCGGAATTATTACACTCTTCATGATAGTTCCATTCCATCCAAGAGAACCAACATGACTTATTTGCTCCAAATTCGGGTGCATTATCCTTATCAGGATAAGAACCTCCATTCTTATGTTTGTTGGGAACAGTAAAGTTCAGTTGACACATACGGTTGTATGCTTCATCAAGATTTTCAGCAGGAATCTGAAAAGTGCTTTCTTCAATGAAAACGTTATAACCCATGAGATTGGTGTGATTGGTTGAACAAATGTAGTATGGCAGGGATCTCATGAGAACACAAGACCCCGTGTGCCACTTATCAGACTGTCACATTGCTGTTTACAAACTCATTCCAGGTCTGCTCATCTTCCATCATTTCATCAATGTCAAAGATCTCACCAGGAGCATCTTGAATCTCAGACCAGAAATCGGTTTCAAAGGTGTCAAAGTCCATGTCAGGGGTGTTTGGTTGACTTGTTTAGTATAAGGGCACTCTAGGGTCTCCTAGGTGCCTGTCTGTGCCAGTTGTCAGACTGTCACATTCATCCTCTTCAGATTCAATACGATTCTTTACAAGATTTTCTAATCCAATAATATTTTTATCTAATATCGTATGAACCTTATCTAAATCTTGAATCTCTTCAAATAATGATAAGATACATTTAATCTTATCATAAACAGTTAAGGGAACTCTCATGGTTTTACAATCACCTAAGATCTGATACATCTTAGAGAATCCTCTTTGCCCTTTAATTGATTTAGTATAATCTACCATCTTATGAATTTATTAGTAACCAATTATTTAGAACTGGTAACCAATATAAATCATATTAGTATAAGATTTTAAGATTTATTGGTAACCAATAAAAAACAATTGGTAACCAATATAAATCATATTAGTATAATCTACCATCTTGTGAATTTATTAGTAACCAATAAAAAACAATTGGTAACCAATATAAATGGTATTAGTATAAGATTTTAAGATTTATTGGTAACCAATTGTTTAGAACTGGTAACCAATATAAATCATATTATTTTAAGATTTATTGGTAACCAATAAGATTCTTAAGTATTATAGGGATCTTATGAGAACACAAGACCCCTAGGTGTCACTTATCAGACTTCAACAAGAAGTTCACTAGTACGAGCACGGTGAATGTAAGAACCCACAGAACCTGTAGGATCAGCAATCACTTGCTCTAGATCTGCAACAAAGGTGCTAGGATCAGAAGCACGGAAAGTGTACTGCTTATCGGTACTTGTGAATTGAATGTTCACTTGTTCACCTTCCATACTCAGAGTTGAGATGGCAGTACTATTGACATTAAAGTTACGCATGATGTTGTTTGATTGAATTAAGATATGTAATATTAGGTACTTTATGTACCAGGAGGAGAAAGAGAATCGAACTCTTTATAACCATTCACCCCATGTATAGAATTATAGGAGGGTCTTGATCAGATGTCAAGACCCCCATTGTGCCACTTGATGAACTGGCATACAGAAACAGTGTTCAGAAAGTGTGCGGTACATAAGAATCTCAGGAACAAATGTAATGTAGCAGAGATCTGAAGGGAATCCAGACTCCTTGTACCAGTTCATCAAGTGGTACAGTATAAATAATGGTGCTCTAATTAGGTGACACTATAGGGTAGAAAGGGGGCAGAAATGCCTCTTTTCTTGTATAAATAATATGTCACCTAATTTAGAAGCAGATGAAAGAGCATCCTACCCTTAAGGGTTACTTTGTCACAGAAGATGGCAAAGTTTTTACAACTTGGACAAGATACGGTTCTTATAAAACAGAAAGAGAACTTAGACAACAAACAGGTAAATGGAGAGGATATAGTGTAATCAGAATTCATAAGTATGAAAATGCATCACCGAAAAAACCTAAGTATAAGTATGTTCATAGATTAGTTGCAGAAACTTATATTCCCAATCCAAACAATCTACCACAAGTTAATCATAAAGATGAAGATAAAACTAACAATCATGTGAGTAATTTGGAATGGTGTAATCATCAATATAATTCCGAATATTCTCTTTCTAAATGGTATAAAATAAAAACCCCTACGGGCGAATCTGTAGATGTTTTCAATTTAAATAAGTTTTGTTTAGAGAATAATCTTTATCCGAGTCAATTAAGAAAAACAGGAAAATGTAGGGGGTTTATGTTACTGCATAGTTTGGAATCTCAACACGTTCCACTGGTGCATTATAGTTAATCTCATATGCTTTCCAGTTACCATTGAGATCATACAGGTAAGCATACTCTTCCATAGAGTTACCTGCAACAAAGGTATCAAAATCGGAGTGCATAGGATCTTCACCATCACCACGCTCTGAGTGATAAAGTGGTTGTGGTTCACGATCATTCTCATACATTAGATAACCGGCAGCATCATTAATATACTCTCCATTCTCATCACGAAGAGCGGTATCATGATTCCAAGTGCCACGAGTTCTCAGTGATGACATCGAACCACCATCAATAAGTTCTTGTACGTCTTCACGGTTCTGATAGTGCTCTACCAAGATTTTGCCATTGCCCTCTACATAACCATCCCAATGGCAGTAGACACTAACCACAGTGTGATCTGGCATTTCGATTCCGATGCGTGAGCGGGTTCCCATGATGTTTGGTTGGGTTGACTTGTTTAGTATAGGGCACTCTGAGAGACTCCTGTGTGCCCTTGGAACAGTGCTTAAAGTGTCACAGGAGGTCTTCGTACTCTCCAGACTCTACAGCGTCTTCTAGGGCGGTTACAAGACCATCGAAATCTTCAGACGATGGTAGCACACTGGTAAGAATGTCTACAAGATCTCCGTACTCTTCACGAAGTTCATTCAAATACTCTTTACGATTTGCGTATCCGTTGTTGGTGTAAATGCTCATGAGTGGTTCTTGGTGTTGAACGAGTTCAGTATGACAGGAATCTTATCGAGTCTGATGAGGTCTGGTGCCACTTTATGAACTGGCACATAAGTACTTGACAAGATTCATAATTCATAGTAGACTAGGTTTGTCCCCGTTGAGAAAAGGATCTAAGTTCTTATATAATACTCTAAAGGGATACCGAAGGT